GGATTTGATAGCTTTAACAGCCGTCAGGTAATCACCAATATAGGTCAGCATCTCCCCTGAGTATTGGTGTATACCAAAGTTGGAAGTGCTTGGAGCAAACAGGCAAAGATCCTGTATTCCCCAGGTCACCGTCTGAAGGTTCCCTATCATGGCATACTCCATGTCCCCTTCAGTAAGCGGCATCAGCAGCCTTTTAGGAAGATCCTTGTCCAGGATTGGGATCAGCTTCACGTCAGTAATATCCGTTGCGGTCAGCTCAGCGCTTCCCACTTTCATCGCTGCCAGAGCGTCATAGATCCCGGCAATCTGGCTCATACTAACACCGCCTTCTTGTAGGGAGCCAGGATCTTCAGAATATCACTGGGCAGCCCTTTGGGCAGCAGCACACGTCCCTCTGGCGTGATTACCGCTGTAGATGTGTTGGTCTGGTCCTTGCTGTCATAAAGCCACTTGGCAAGCATCAGACAGGCCATCTCTATATCCTCCGGCACAGCATCAGTCTTGCTGTAACCCCAGTAGCCGTTAACGGTCACTGTGGGATAAGCCCAGGAACCATCCACAAGATAGCACCCGTAGTAAGGGGGACCATCCTCCGGCAGGTAGATCACTGTAGGGCTGTCTGTTATGCTCTCCGCTTCTGCTGCCAGATCTTCATAGAAGTAAAGCGTATTACCGTGAAAACGCTTCTCGGTAGGAATATTCAACCTGCTAAATTCCTGGTCAGTAGCAGCAGAAACATCAAACACCCTTCCTGTATGGTTGTCTATAATGGCCTTTGCTTTTGCCAATAGATCATCCAGGAGCGTCTCTTCCACTCCATCAGTATAGCCAGCCCAGGACTGTAAGGTTTCTTTTGTAGAGTATGCCATAAATACCTTCCTTAGGGGAGGGCTTTTACACCCTCCCCATAGACAGGAGGAGAAACGGGTTAGGCGTCTTTGCCGTCAATGCCCGACATAGCATCAGTGTTTTTCACAACTCCACCGTAGCGTGCCATAGGCAGGAAGTTGATAACCCCAGCGGTCAGTCTTGAAGTGTAGGGGTCAACAAAGATGCTTAGTTTCTTGCGTTCTGCCCAGTAAATAGCCTCATCCATGTTGACAAAATCAACCACCTTGTCAGCAGCATCCGCGGCCACAATACTGTGCCAGTTTTCATTAGCAATAACTGGCTTGTTCAGGAAAAATTCACCCTGCTCACCCATGCTGTACGGTTGAAAACCGAACTCACCATACGCTCGGGGAGTTGCAACCAGCATCTGACGGATATAGGAAAGAGTATCATCATTCATGATAAATACACCTTTCCGCCGATATTGCTGTGGTAATCCATAGTAAAGACCTACAACTTCAGCATCAGTCATGGTGCTGCGAGTGCCAACATCAGTGCCAGCTATAGCATTGGTCAAAGCGTACAGGTCAGCGTTCTTTGAGAGAGCAACTGCCCGGGCACACTCACTGGGGAACCAGGACTGAAAAGCAGTCTGGTCATCCAGAGCTTCCTCTGTGACCTTCACATAGTTACCAACCTTCTGCATGGTCGCCTGTTTCGCTTCGATTACAGGTTCGTTAGCTGTGTAAGCCCCTTCCTCTGCAATATCATCCAAAGCACTCATGGCCGTGGTCACCTGTGGTGCAGTGATCGTCAGTCTGTCAGCTTTGTGAATGGTCATTTTACCAATACTGGCAAGATAGTCCACCACAGAGTACTCTTGCAATAAACTGTGGATTTTGTTCACTACCTGGTCAGGAACCAAAGACCCCAATTCAGCAGCCTCTGTTTCTTCCAAAGTCCGGCGGTCAAAATTCCGAGGTAAGCCGTGAGGCATACCGCCTTCAGCTACTTTACGAGCATCCCCAAGCAAAGCTCGATAGAAAGCAAACTCTTCCTCATCATCCGCGTTCTTCTTCGCTTTGCTGTCATCGATGGTATTGATATTGAAGGTAGAGCGGTAGTTTGGCACTTCCTTCTTCAGCTCTTCCCGGATCTCGGCCCGGAGAGCTTCTAGTTTTTCCTGTTCTGCTTGCTCTTTGGCCTTCTGAGCAGCATACAGTTCTTCAAAAGTCTTTTCTTCCATTTTATTTACCTCTTTTGTTCTAATGGTTGGTTGGTCGTCCCCTTCCTTCTTATCCTCTCCGGCCTCGAAGTTGTAGGGAATGTCACACTTTGTGAATAAAGCGCGGAGCGGTAATACCACCGCATCATCTGATACAGGTATTCGCTCGTCTCCGCTGTCAAATACTGATAATTCTGCAATGGGCCATACATATACTTCCCCTGTATGCTCATCATGGTCCTCCAGGTAGTTCACAGATCCTGTGCTGGCCCGGGCTTTCCCCTCCAGGGCAGCCTTCCAGGTCCTGTCAGCCAGTTCGTTGGTCCCAGGGGGGACCAGTTCAGCACGCATCCAGAGGCCGTCCTCATCCTGCCTGGAAGTAATAGCTGTCCCTATAGTAGGCGGGTTCTTCATCCTGCGTCCGCGGGGACTGAACCCGTGGAAATACAGCAGGGGCCGTTTTTCCCCCAACCCTATCATAAAGTTGGTCCTCGCGCTGAAAAACTGTCCCAGCTTGTCCTTGCGCCTTGGGGAGCCAAAGGGAGCGGCCAGCACTTCTAAAATACGCTTCTGGCCCTCACTCAGCGCCCTGACTGCTCCAGCTTCCTTCAATCCTATTTTATCCATAGCTCGCCTCACTTTTGGCACGTCTACCGTGTAGCATCTGCACCCTGGATGAGTGGTAATCAGCATCCCTATATCCTGCCCCAAGATCATTCCATTCAACGGGGCACAGATCGGGCAAACTTTATCATCCCCCCTGGTAACCCACATCAGATCATATTCCTGGGGAGGTTCTGGCCTGGGAAGATCCCTGTAAAGGTACATTACCAGCGCGGCTCCTGCTAACTGCGCAGCCGTCAGCTTCTTATCTGGATCAGCATTGGCCTGGGCACGCCTTGTGATCTCCACCAGGGACAACAGCACCGCGTAGAACTGCACATAATCACCCAGGGCAGTGCTCTTCCTGTAGAGGATCTCTTCCTTGAGCTGCTCCCGCTCCAGGTCTGTGATCGTTTCCTCGCCTCTCCAGACAGCCTCTACATGGTCTAGAAGCTGCTCCCTGGTAAAGCGCTTGATCTTCTCTAGGTATCCCATATTCCCAACGCCTTCATTTCCAGCTTATAGATCAGTCTCTCCATATGCTTCTCTGCCCAATCATGTAGTCTCTTCCACCCCGTAGTCGCATGCATTGCCACCTGGTCCCTGCCCTGCACAAATACAGCGTACTCTACCGGGTTGAACAGCCTCACCTGTAAGGGCTGCAGCACCCTCTTCCACCCTCCAAATAGCTTGAATGTGCGTTCATAAGTGCTGTCCTTTTTGGGAGGGGGATAGGCAGCCACATCCTGAAGGAGCTCCATTGACCAGTGCGGTAGCTCTTTCCCTGCCAGTTCCTCCGGGTAGAGACCGTTCAGGTCTACTATAAGGGTATTCAGATCCTCCGGGTCCCACTCTACTGAAAACACGCTCTCACCGCCTCCACTGTTTTAGCATTCTGCAGCCTGCCCCGGATGACATACTGCCTATCAATGGGGATATAATCGCTTTCAAAGGGGACATTGGGATCGTCCCCCCTCAGTAATGCCTTGACTGCTTTCTTTTCAAATTTACTCTCTGCGATTTCCTGCTTGTCCGGCTCCTTGTCTGGCTTTGCCTTGTCAGGATAACCCATCTCAGCCCGGTAATAATCATCATCAATAAGCCCTGCCTGGACCGCCTGGAACAGCCTTAAGTGCTTCTGTGTGCTGTCCTCCTGGAGGATCTGTATTTCATCAAAGGCAAAGGCAAACTCTACATCAGGGAACCTCTTTGCGACCAGGTCCTGGTTGATAACATTCTGGTATTCGATTGACCTGGGCATCAGCACATCTTCAATCAGGAACTTTCTGCTCTCATTCAAATTTACATAGGTAGCATCCTGCTGAGAGCCTACCAGCACCTTGGGCACTCGCATTGCCACACAGATGTCATTGTGTACGCTGTCCAGCAGCTCCATTACCATGCTGTCCTTCATATTGGAGCCTACAGGAGTGGGCTTCAAGCCCTTGCCGGCTATGCCTACCTTGCCCTTGTTCCGTCCCCCCCTGAAGCGTTTATTCCACCAGTCTAAAAGCCTGTTGGCTTCCTTCTCGGTAATGTCCTGGTCTGAGGACAAGAACAGCCCCGGCACAGCATCGTTCTTATACAGCGCTTCTATCATCTGCAAAGCCTCAATCTCCGCGCTCACCAGGCGCTTGCACACAGTAGCGGCAGCCACGCCGTAGTCCAGATCATCTTCCGGGTGATATTCCCGGAAGTACACTATTTCATCCCTGCTGTAAAAGTTCTTGATATCCTCACCACTCGGTGAGGTGAGCTTCTGCTCAAATCCGACAATGCCCTGGTTAGTCTTCTTGACCTTGATCGTGGCCGGATCCAGCCTCTTGAGCTGATCCACATCTATAAGCCACAGGGCCGCGCCGTGCAAGAGCATATCTATTTCTGTGTAGAGCATTGCCCTCTGGTAGTTGCTCTCTTCCCCAAAGTCCTCCAGCATGGTTTTAAGGGGATGAGTGTCAAGGATCTTGTCCCCCTTCTTGATATGCCAGGGGATATTAGCAAGCTCCTGGCCCCTAATATTCATGCAGGCATAGGCCCAGGGGGACTTGGCCACCTTGGGATGCGGTGAGCGCATGCCAGTAGTGAACTCATACAGGCGCCCATCGTCAATAAAGGGGAAGTCCACAGTCCTGCGTGCTGAGATAAGTTGATCTTTCATCGTCACCGCCTAATAAAATTGCAGCTTGCCCATTGTCGCCTGCCTGAGCATCAACATCCGGGCCATAACTGTGTCATCATGCAGTCCGTCCGGTGCCCCGTACCTTGCTATTCCAGAGGGTGCTATTGTCATCTCAAAGCTCTCCAGCTCCCGCATTGCCGCTGGATCATCCAGCCACTTCCATTCATGCTGCGTGAAGGCCAGCCTCAGCGCCTGGACGATAATACCTTTTGAGCTGTTGGAAGTAGTGAAGGGGATCACATCTATTCCGTCAAGCCTCAGCTGCTCGATATTTGGTAACCCCATACTGTTCTCTTCAGCCAATAGCTCTACTTCATTATAGCCGTTTTGCAACACTTTTGCAATCATCTGGCGCTGTAAGTGGTACTCAATCTGGTTGGTCCTGTGGAGCTCTAGCTCTTTCTGGCAGTCCGCGCAGCCCACTGATAGAACAGTGAAGTCCTGCTTCCTGCCCCAGTCCAGCCCTGCCACGATCCTGTGCCCTTTATGCTCTGCTGCTCCCTCTCCCCCAGGGTAGAAGTCCCCCTGGTCCAGGATGAATACAGCTCCCACCCCGGGCACGAACTCAGCAAGGATCTCCTGGCGGTAGTCCACGTCTGTCATGTCCTTTGTCAGTAAGTCAAAAGCTTCAGCTGATAGGTAGGGATTCTCCTGGCTTCCGAATGTGAATACCGCCCAGTCCTCGTCAGCAAGAGCTTTAAGGTACAGGTGGTAGAAGTGGTTGCGCTTGTCCGGCGTAGAGATAAACAGAGCTGTACCCCCCGTATCCAGTAGCATCGGAGAACATACCTTGTCCCACACAGCCGGATCCTGATACGCATATTCATCAAGTATGACATAATCTCCCCATCCTCCCCGGAGGTGATCCGGTTTGTGCCCAGTCCTGGCCTCTATCCGGCCACCACTGTTGAATGTGAGTGTGCGCTTCTGCTCATTCTTCTTTATCAGCCCTGCCCCTACTGCCGGGGCTAACCAGGGGACCAGGTAATCGTCCCACAGGGCATTAGTCTGAGCCTGCACAGGAGCCACGTACAGCACCCTGCGGCCCTCTGCCGCCCTCTTAGCGGCGATCCTGCTGACCATGAAGGTCTTACCCGCACGCCGGCCAGCGTTAATTAGAATACGCTTCTTAGGACAGGCCTCGATCTCCCGCTGCTTAGGATGAGGCGGGGGGATCCGCAGGATCGCTCTCTTCGTCATCCACGATCTCCAGGTCAATGTTCTCTACAATCTGCTTGTCCACGAACAGGGCATATACCTTGCCTATATCCTGCAGCGCTCCCCGGGTATCATACTCTTTCTTGACCACAGGCTTGCCGTAGGTCCTGGAGGGCATCTCAATGATCTTGGTGGGGATCTTCCCCTCTGCCATTGCATCCAGGCGCGCTATGATCTGCTCAGGCGTGATCCGGCTCTCTGCCATACGCCTCTCCAGCTCTGCCTTAATCTCAGGATTTCTCAGTAATTTAGAGGCACTGGCATAAGCGCCCTTCCCCTTGTACCCCGCCCTGATATAGGCCTGGGTAGCGTTGAAGTCCACCAGGTACTCATCAATAAACTTGAGCTGTTTAGGTGTCATACTCCCATTATACACGAAAAAACCCCCGGGGATAAGCCGGGGGTTCCTCCTATATGTTGTCCCTGTATTCAGCTCGCATGAGCCACCAGAGCTTTTCTAGAAAGGGAGCTCTTCCCCCTCCTCCTCTTGCTCTTTGGCCGCCTTGTCCTCGGCCACCTGATCCATAAACTCCTGAGCAATATCTGACAGGATCCCCTCAAACTCGAGCTGGTCGTAATCAATCGGTACAGGCTCCCTGGAGGGGATCACGCTGTACTTTGTCCTCAGCCCCTCACCAGTGCGGTTGATAGTAATTCCATGCCCGAGGGACGGGTGGAAGAGCTCGTACTCCGCTCCCACCAGAATAGTCAGGATCTCTTTGAGAACAGTCTTGGGCATTACCGCGTATTTGACCTCCAGCTGATAGTTCCAGTCGCTGTCAGCCACCAGGACGGGGAACATGAACCTGGTCCTGGCCTTGTCAAAATAGGTAGTGACTACAGGGTGATAAAACATGGTGGCTATTCTCTCAGGGGAAACGAGCAGCCGGACC